AGTCTCAGCTTGTTCTATAAACGACTGTACATTATTTGCTAGGGCTTGTTGTGCTTGTAGTCCAACTGTTCCATATTGTTGCTGAATTGCGAGCATATTTGAAGTAAAAGCATTCTTAGCGTTAGTCAATGCGTCTTGGCTTGCTTTCATCAAGTCCTCATTATTCCGTTGCCAATTTCTTATAATGTCAGCGATACCATCTGCCATTTCTTGATTATTTCTATCATAATTCTTTGTCAAATCATCTATAATCTGTTGAGCTTGTGTTGCTACGTAGTTTAGTCATTCAATACCTCTCCTAGAGAATCAATAACCGTATTGTCATGAAATAAAGTCAGCATTATGTAAATTTATATCGTTTTGTTGCTTTTGTCTCTCTAAGTTAGTGTCAAAGTCATCTTTTAGCCATTCTACATTTCTATTAGCTCTATCTAGTGCTATTTTCTTTTCTTCTTCTAGCCTAGCCATTTTAGTATCGTAAGGCTCTGTGATGTCTTTTGCTACTTCTGATTTGAGCTGATAATATTCTCCAGCCTTTGAATCAAGCCCATTGGCTAAAAGTATTAGTTGCTGTACTTGGTCTTCTGGTATTCACATTTCACTGGCTATTTCTGCAGTGTTTTTTCATTCAGTTTGGAGTTTTATTACATTCTGAGCATCTTGTTTGATTCTATCAGGGTCTTTAAATTTGTCCATGATAGAGCTTTCCAGTACGCTTATTTTACTCCAGTCGCTACCTGCACCTACTCCAGCTCAGATTATACCTTGTAATCTTCCATCTAGCATTTGTCTTTCGTTTGGATCTGTTGCGTTCCATACTCACTCTACAGACTGGAGAGCTTGGTACATACTTTCATATTGTTCTGGGTATCTTCTTCTAAATTCATCTAAATCTGATATTCAATACGCTTGTTGTAGCTTTCATTCTACAGCTTCTCGGAAATTACCGTAATAATTAGCACCACCTCACATTAAATCTGAATATCATTTTTTACCGTTTTCATAATTATTCCAGATTTCACTTTGTAATCTTGAATTTAAGTCGTTTGCACTATTATTATATCAGTTAGTGTTATTATATCAGTTATTATTACCTCATTGTGAGTTAATCAGACTTCACATTCTTTTCATAATAGCCGTAACTGTATTATTCTGTCCTACAGTATCATAATCTCTATAATCTTGAAAAGTATTTAGATAATTCCTTACTGAATTTTCATCATATTTTCACTCATTATATAGAGCATTGGCGATAGCATTATTCCTTTTTTCTAAGTATCCTGCATTTTGGCTCTCGTATTGTTCAGCTCTATTTCCAAATAACATTGATGAGCTTGGTAACTTACTTGTATTTATAGATGAGCTATATTGAAAACTACCACCTCCACTTGTTCATGTTCACGTATATTGCTGTGCATTTACTGCTCCACCAGTATCTCAGTAAGTGTATGTTGGCTTTACGTTAGGATTAGTTACCTTTTGAGTAGTGCTAGGAGTATATACAGTATTACTATTATTATATTGATTCATGTACTGATTACCTATATAATCAGATCATTTAGATTTGAGCAAATCGTTATACTGTTGCTGTTGTTTAGCGTTCATACTCTCGTAGCTCTTTTTCCATTGCTCATAAGTTTGTGCCATTTTTTAATACATATAATATAAATTATGAATTAGGTTTAGCTTTATCACTTCCTTTGTTATCGTAAAGGTCTTTGTATCAGATTTCTATTCATGATAAACAGAAATCTCCTGTAGATGTACCAGTAAATATAATCTGAATGTTTTTACCTCTTGCTCTCATGTTCCCTCTAGTTATCACATATTCAAAGGGTTTTAATCATCATTTCTCAGTCTCAAATGCCACCATATCATTACCTAAACTATCAGATGCTATTCAGCTTATACTTCCTCCACTAGCTTGTATTGTACCATTAAATGCTGTCTGTCAGTCTACTAATACAGTAACCATTATATCTACATCATCATTCTTTTCTCCATATACGTTTACCTGTCTAAATTCTTTTCTATAGTCTGGACTTCCTACAGATAGTAGAGCAGTTTTTCTTGTCCATTCTATAGCCACTCAGTCATCAGTAGGTCATTCATCATCTTGATATATGATAGTACCAAAGCTGCTACCTGCATAATATTTATTGTTATGTTCAGCTACACAGTTAAAGTATTTATTAGTATCTATAAAAAAGCTGTCCGTATTCACATCATAAACCAGTACTATGTTAGGCATAGGCTCTCACTTTTGCTTTAAGTGTCGGTGTACTGTTTTTTCGTTCCTGTTATAATATCCAAAGCTCGTACTCTGGTCTTCATCTAGCGTATCTATAAAGTTTTTAATACTCAGATTTTGTCTATGAGAAATATCTCATACTACAGTTTCAGTTACTCACTGCATATAGTTTATACTTTTCATCTGATTTTCTTTAGTCCAGAAGAAAACTATATCATCAGCTTTTACTACCATTTTTGGATTTACTGGCTGATTACTTCATGCAATAGGTACTGAGGTAATAGTAAGTATCCCTCAGCTTTCTCATTCTCATAATATCTCAATAGTATCTTCAGTAAATACGAATAACTGCTCACGTATAGCAGCTAATCACATTATTTTACTTTTAAAGTAAAGGTCATCACTTCCATAGTCGTTAAAGTTTAATATGTTAGTTGGTGTTTCTCTGTTACCTGCTCTTGATCTATACAATATATTTGATTTATCTTTACCTCATACTAGATATACACAGTGCTTATAAACTTCTCCAAATCTGAAATAAGCGTTATCTGTTATTGTTAATGCACTTCACGTACCAGTTGTTGTATCTAGTGCATATCATTTATTGATATTCTCTGATAGGAAAAATAAGTATTTCCAGTATCTCAGAATAGACACATCAGCACTAAAAGTCTGACTTGTATATCTTGTCATCTCCAAATCAGTATTGAAATTTACCTTATACAGTTTGCTATTACATACTGCGAATAGGTCATTTCAGTTTGAAATCATATTGTCTATATATGGCTCTGTTATGTCAGTTTGTCATGTTTCTTTACCCCTTTCTACTACTCTTGTATAACCTTTTCTTTTAGTAGTTGTTGCATTCTTTATTCTGATATTCTTTGCATAAGGTGTATATTGTTCTGGCATCAAATGTACTCCTTTGTCCATTACGATTCACTTTGAGAAAGGAGCTTTTAATGCTGTTATTTGTATTCATTCTATCATCTCCTATCGTAGATTATCATGTAAAGGAGTTGTCTTTATTTTCTTTCTAAATTGTTTTACTGGTGTAGCATAAAAGCTATACATATCTTCTAGTTCAGCATATCAGATAGCGAGTAGTCTTTCTCATTTTTGCACTTCTGAGGTATCTATAAGCAATGCTCATGCTACTAAATAAGGCACTATCTTTACTCCATAATTATCTGGTAATCCACATTCATCTTCATCTGATTCCATAGGCTCTAATTTCTTTGTGTAGCTTATAGTTATTGGTGTGTTATTCATATTATAGAATATTGCTACCTTTCTTCATTTATATGGTTTAATCGTATAGCACCTGAAATAGTCTAGCCTTTTTTCTCTAAAATCTACGAACTTTAGAGCTTGTTGATATTCCACATCATAGAAATCTGCAGCCTTGATTATGCTCTGTGGTAATATTTGAGCAAAATGTACATCAGAGTTTAGCGTATGACTACCATTTATTCCATTTACTTTTAGTACTGCATTGTTTATATCATCTAGTCAGTCGTAGCTTATTATGTTCCCATTTACTTCTAAATATCACTTAGTAGGCAGTCAGTCTAATGTATCTAGGTCTATATATTGACTGTTTATATCTATCTCAGACATAGTCTTTTTAGCTCTAGGCACATTTATAGTCTTTTCTTCATACAAAAAATCTAATATTCCACCTCTTATCTTTTGTCATGTTAGGATATTAGTTACATTACATCTACAAATCTGATCAACCGTGTCGTTTATCTTAGGGACAACCTCTCCCTCCTTATCAAATACAGTAGAAGACTGTTCTTCTCATAGGATAAAATAAGTTCTATCTACTATTTCTTTTTTAGTATTCATTTATTCCACGATAATTGATAAAAAAGGAAAGGTAAAATTATTTACCTTTCTTTTTAGTAGGTTTTACATCTTCAATAGATTCTTCTTCAGCAGTTTCAGTAGCATCTTCTGCAGTAGCCACTTCTTCTACTTCTTCTGGTTTTTTAAGCTCTCCTGTAACAATATCTCTATCTTTTAAGTATTCCTCTCTCCATTTTCTGATTAGACTATCTTTTTCTGCTTTTGTTTTAGCAGTGTCTAGTTTAGCCCATTGTTCATCTGAAAAAGGTACTCCATAATATAAACATTGTCCTTTGGCATAGAGTTTATTCCAGTCTGGTCATGTTAACATCATGATTTATTATTGATACTATATAAAAGAAAAGAGGAGGAGAGTGTCCTCCTCTTATTTATTAGTACTAAGATACTTCTTTAGTATTTACTGGTGCAGTAGTTGTATTTACTACTTCAACAGCAATTCCTGTTTTAGCTACAGCATTTGCTCCAGTAGATCCTGCTATATAGTTGAAGTTCAAGAAACCTCTTGAATAGATGAAAGAGAATCTATGTACTTCATTAGCATCAAATTTAACCTCTCCAACTGGTTTTAATTCAGGTTTTCTAGCCCATTTTACTTTTAATTGTCTCTTAATTTTCTTAGAGTCAAATACAAACCAGTAAGCTGAAGTATCAGTACCATCTGATCTAGTAGCTAATCTAGCAGATTCAAGTACCTTAAATCTTCCTTTATTGAAGTTTACAGCATTGTCAGAGCTTCATGGTAATCTTTCAGAATTAACCAAGATGTCTGCTTTACTTCTTAATGCTGGAGATACCAATAATGTATCATATTTAACCTTTTTATATTGTCCTAATGAGTTCTTTCTAGTAGCTCCCATTACGTATGCAGCATCTAATGCTACAGATGACAATTCAGGATTAGCTACAGCTCCAGCTGTGATAATGTTTTTATCAGTAGAGTTGAATAAAGCTAAACCTTTTTGTCCGATAGCTCCCATAGTTCTTCCAAATACATCTGTATAAGCAGAAGTAGAGAAACCATAAAGGAGAATATCAGCAAGAGACTGTTCTATCATCTCCATTCACTCATCTACGATACTTCTGATTCTTTCTTCCATGCTTCCATATTCGTTGTACATTTTCATTTCCTCAGTAATGAGTACTTTTGCTCAGTACTTATATTTCTGCATAGTTAGAGAATCAGTGTCTCATGGATTAGCATCAGGATATTCACTGTTTTCAGGAATATATGATACTCCAGTTAATCATTCTTCAACTAGAATTGTGTCGTTT